CTCTATAAAAAATACTACTTTTCTAGCGCCAGAATTAGAGTCTTTGGTCTTATCTATAACATAATCAATAATTTCTGAAGAGAAGGAAATGGTTGTTCCATTGTTCGCCAAAGATGTCTTGATAAAGTCCAATTCTGTTTCGATAACTTTAATCAAGCTTTCTGTGGAAAGCTCTTGAAAAATAACAATTTCATTTAGCCTAGCTAAAAATTCTGGCCTAAAGAATTTCTTTAGGCTATCCATGATGCTATCCTTGGTTGGCTTTGGATTCGATATTGCTCCAAAACCCATTCTTTTATTGTCGTTAATCTGAAAACCAACATTCCCAGTCATGATGACAATAGAGTTTTTAAAATTCAGCTTATTGCCTACTGAATCAGTAAGCTCTCCACGATCCATAATTTGAAGCAGAATATTGACTACATCTGGGTGCGCCTTTTCTATTTCGTCGAACAGGAACACGGTAGATGGGTGCTTTTGTAGCTGTGTAAAAAATATACTAGGCTCTTTGTGCCCGACATAACCTGGAGGCGCTCCGATCAATTTAGAGACTGCATGGCTTTCCATAAACTCTGACATATCAACAATACAGAGATTAGAGTCTGAGCCAAACGCTTCTTTTGCCAGCATCTTAGCTAAGTGTGTTTTGCCAGAACCCGTTGGCCCGATAAACATAAAGTTTCCAAGCGGACGAGAATTTTTAGCTAGACCAAAAGAACTACGCAGGATGCAGTCTGATATCTTTTTTACTACATCATCTTGACCAAAGACATGCTTTTTGAGATTGGAGTAAATATTCTTGATGCCAGAGTTCTCGGACTCCATATCAACAACCTTGCCAATCTTATCAGACAGCGCTTGGTAAACGTCTTTTGTTCTGGCCTTTTCTTTTTTATTCTTTATTACCTCTGCCCAAGCATCGTATTTCTTTTGATAGTCTTCAATGATGTCATCGAGATGCTCTTCCTTGATATCGTCTGGAGCAATCTTCTCAAACTCCAAGATTAACTTTTCCATGTTTTTAATCTCTTGAGGGCGGGCAAAAGCTTTAATTTTAACTTTCGCGCCAACCTGATCCATTAGATCAATAGCCTTATCTGGAAAATATTTGCTTGTGATATATTTGTCGCATACATTAACGATATCTACAAGAACGCTATCTGGATAAAGAATCATGTGGAATGATTCATAGTAACCCTTTAAGTTCTTAAGGATATCAAGAGTCTGCTCTTTATTAGGTTCTTTGATAAATACGGGCTCAAAGCGACGATTCATAGCAGCATCTTTAGCAAAATAAGCCTCGTATTCTTTTTCAGTAGTAGCGCCAATAAAAGACATGTCTTCGCAAGTAAGATAAGACTTTAAGATATTGGCACCATCCATTGAACCAGCATCGTTGCCAAGACCTATCAAGTTATGCACCTCATCGATAAACACAATAACATTGCCAATCTTTTTTATCTGTTCCATTACTTTAGTCAAACGCTCTTCAAATTCTCCTCTAAGCTTTGTTCCAGCAATAAGAGCGCTTAGATTAACGCTGATAATCTTCTTATTAAGAAGAAACTCTGTGCATTGGCAGCTAATAATCTTTTTAGCGATGAGTCCAACAACAGCGCTCTTGCCGACACCTGGATGTCCAATAAGGATTGGATTTCTCTTCTGTTTGCGGCAAAGAACTTCTGAAAGTTGAGCTACTTCTTTTTCTCTAAAAGAGATATGGTCAAACTCTCCAGCTAAAGCCTTTTCGTTAAAGTCTTCACAGAACTCCGACAGCGAATCCTGCGATTTGGATTGTTGTGATTCGATAGGCTTTTTTACTGGATTAGATAAATGCTTACATTCTTTTTCTACTTTATCGGCAAAGAAAGCAATATCAAGGCCATGCTTCTTAAAGAACTTGGCAACGCTAGGCGAATGCCTAAGAATCGAAAGCAATAAATGCTCTACTCCAGTATAATTTTGCTTAAAGCTTTGAGAAATTTTATATGAATTATCAACGATTAATTTTGCAGAGGAGCTAAAGTTAACGTTTTTCTCGCTGACTTTCTTTTTGCCAGTAGGTAAAGTCTTGGAAAGAGCAAGAACTACATCTTTTATTTCAATCTTAACGCTTTGAAATGCAAGGTTTACTATCATTGACTCCGAGAAAAGGATGGCATGCAATAAAAATTCATCCGTAATTTCATGCCAGTTGTTCTCCAAGCATCTTTGCTTGGCAACGTCCAATGCTCTCTTAACTCTAGGAGTAAAGTTAATATCTTGCACTTTATTCATTTTACACTTAAGATTCTACTTGTGACATCCTTGTGTAAATCTTTTCGCTTAGGATTGTCAAGCCATTTAAGAAAATAGAATCCTCTGCTTTTGATCCATAAACAATTACGATGTCATCCTCTTTTGGAGTCTTGCCACCGCCTTCATAATACATTGTAAACTTGTCGTCTCTACCTCCGTCTGTAAGTCGGCAAACCATTTCGCCATATTCATCTGATATTTTAACAAATAAATAAGGGCGACCGGCACGGCTGACTTTCTTTCGAGCTTCTTTGACTACGCCAACCATTTTAACATTCTGACGAATGTCTACTTGAGAAGCTTCGTATGTTGTGGAAAGCCGATCAGAATCATCTTCTGAGAACACCTCCTTGAGCTTATGGGTATAGCTGTATCCAAGAAGCTGACGTTCAAAAAACCAGTTAGCAAACTTTTCATACTGCTTATTCATATCGTAGATTTTTTTATACGACTGATACTTGTTTTTGAAAGTCTCATAACGAGAATCTTTCATAAAGATCTTCCCATCGTCTCCAACGGTTTTACTTTTTACTGTTTCGGCTATCGTATTAAGAACGTCAAAGTTATACTTTGGAGCCAAAAGCTTTACGTTTCTTTTTTCTCTATCGGTAAGAATATTGTATGTCTGAGCCTCAAGGACGAGCCTGCATCGTCTTTCGCTGAAGCTCGAAAGCGTTCCAGCTTGAATCAAAGATGATAGGACACCGATATTTACCCCCGCCTCTTTGGCTGCATCGAAGCAGTCAATCTTATTTGAAAACTCAACATCTCTGAACTCAAGCAGATTGCAAAGGACTTTGTCTGATACTCCTTTGATTGCATTAAGTCCAAATCGGATATCATTTCCTTGGATTTCAAAATCAGCCTTGGACTTAGATAAGTCAGGAGGAAGAAGGCGAATGTCAAAAAAACTAAGCTCTTGAGAAATCGACTCGATCTCTTCGTGCGGATTTGGTTCGTGTCTAGATGATCTAAGCAGAGCCAAAAAGAACTCTTTAGGGTGATTGAATTTAAGGTAAGTAGTTAATGCGCTTAGAGTTGCATAACTAAATGCATGAGAAGCATTAAAAGAATAGTTCGCACTATCTTCAGCAACTTTCCAAAGAACGTCAGCGATAGCTGGATCAAGATTATTTTGCGCGATCTTTTCTCTGATCTTCTGCTGCCAAGCTGGCATTTCACTAACTTTCTTTTTGCCGATAATGCGACGAACTGTTTCAGCTTCGTCTAGCGTAAATCCCACCTTAACAATCATCTTCATCAACTGCTCTTGGAAGATCGGGATTCCCCCAGTCACACTAAGGATATCGTCAAAGAAAGGATGAACTGATTGGAATTCTCCTGTTCTAACATAGGTGGCATATTGATCCAAGAAGTCCAACGCACCGGGTCGCGCAAGTGAAAGCACGCAAGCAAGCTCAAGCATATTGCGCGGCTTCACCTTTTTGCAAACATGAAAGTTGGTATTGGCTTCGATCTGAAACAGTCCCTTTGGATTAGACAAGTCTTGAAGGAACTTGTAGGTAGAAGAGTTGTCGAAGTCTAGATTCTTAAAGTCCAAGCCAAGACGCTGACAGGTATCGAAAACTACTGTAAGTGTTCTCAGTCCAAGAATATCAAACTTAACAGTAATTTCGGAGACATTATTCATATCGTAAGCCGATACGATTTCTCCATCACCAGTCTTTTGTAGCGGCATAATCTCTTCGTTGTCATAATAAGAGATGGAGATACCTGATGGGTGAACTCCTGTATTTTTATTTAGAGCCTCAATCTTTTTTGCAATTTTAAATACCTTTGGATTCTTGTCGCAGAAAGCCTTGAACTGCTCACTTTCATCATAAGCGTCTTTCAGCGCGAAGACTTTACCGAATTGTTTTGGGATAACGTCGCTTACCGCATTGACTTCATCCTCTGTCATTTCGGAAACAATCTTGCCGCATTCTTTAATACAGAGTTTGCCAGTTAAAGTATTCATAGTAAGAATCTTACAAGTCTTACCTTGATACTTTGTTTTAATATAATTAATAACTTCCTGACGTTTTGAGAACTCAATATCATTGTCAACGTCAGGCATCAAAGAGCCGTCGAGGTAGGTGATTCCCTCGACGACAATTTTTTTAGCACGACTCTTCGAAACGAATCGCTCAAAGAAGAGCCCGTTCTTGATTGGATCTACATTAGTAACACCAATCAAAAAAAGAACCAGAGAGCCAGCCGCAGACCCACGACCATAACCAGTAGGAATATTGTGCTCATGAGCATAATTAAGAATGTCCCAATTAAGCAGAACATAATCGACGAAACCAAGCTCTTCAAAGATTGCCAGTTCATATTTAGCTCTTTCATAATAATCTTTTTTATTTTGTAGTTTATCTATACCTTTTGTTTTGACAGCCTTTAGGCAAAGCTGACGTAGAAATTCGAAATTTGAAACGATTGGATCGATGCCCAGAGATGCATAATATCTCTGGTCAATCTTAATTTCTGGCAAGCGAACACCGGGAGGTACAGGGTTCTTGTACTTTTCGAACGAAGTTTGGAATGTTTTCATAGCTCTACTCCCATGATCAGCTTACGGAAAATCTTATAATTCATCGTGATGTCATATAACGCATTGTGCAGTTTCGATGGATCGTGATCAATCCCAAAATGCTTTAGAAGAAAAGCTTGGTTGGTTTTTAGTCCCTTTTCTCTAAAATGCATTAGCTTCATTTGCCAAGAAAGTCTATCTCCAGATAGCTTGATGTCCTTGAACATTGCGGTGGCAAGTGCCCTAGTGTCAATCATTCTTGGCAAAAAGCTCCAGTTGTTCTGGATACCAATCGTTCTCATCATGGTATTCAAAATATAAATATCGTAATTCAAAATGTTCTGTCCAACGAGAATATAGTTTTCATTGTACAAATAATTAGCAAAAGTTTTCCAGACTTCGATAGGAGGCTTTGCTTTGCTGCGATAAGTGTCGTAATTGAAGCCAGTGATTCTGGCTGCATCCGCAGAAACGTTCAAGTCTGGATATAGAACGAATTCATCGTACTGCTCTAGAATCTCTTCGCCTTTGCAGACGATCCAAGAAAGCTGCCAAGGACGAGAGTCTGTCAAAGACAGCCCTTCTGTCTCTGTGTCAAAAACAACGAACTTCTGATTTAGATTTTGTCTTAAAAGACTATTCATGAAGACTCCTTCCAAGATTGAAAACAGAATTCTTTACTACCACAGTCGCTTAGATCTGGTGCCGATAAAGTGCGGCTTCTTCCCATTGTTCCACTGCAAGCTATCTTATAAGTAATCCATGCCTCGTAATCTTCTCTATTTTTATAATAGATTGACTTGACAGGCATGATCTCCTTTCCCTTTGATTCGATTATCTTCGAAATAATCTGGTCAAAAGGAAGTTTATTATTTTCCGTGAAGTAAGCGTGATCGAGGTTATCCAGAAAAAATGGAGTGCAATTATTAAAATAATGATAATTATTCCAAACATAAGAATCGTAAAATGGGACGCAAACAAAGATGTTTGGATTCAATCTAGATGTTAGATCGTCGTTAGAGATTAAGCCGTCATTTTTTGTATGAGCAAAGGTGTAAATTTTATTGATATCTTTGAACCCTTGATCATTTAAGGCAAACAATACAAGCTTGCTTTTTGAAGATTCAATCGACTGGTAATCATTACAGATACTGATTCTAAGCCCAAACCTTAGTGACAGATCATACTTTTGACAGATTTTAAATGCTGTCAAAAATCCTGTAAGAGAATCCTCTACAAGATAAAGCTCCTTTAGCCCGTTGTCTAAAGCTAAGGATAGGATGCTGTCTGGCCCATCTTTCTTTTGCTTTTCTGGTTCTGCCAGAGTCAAGATGCTTTTCCCGATAGAAAAGTGGGACTTGAATAGTGGAATCATACCACTATCCTACCAAGGATGGCTAGGATGTCAAGTGCTTTGGACACCCAAGATACGTTTCTTTGGTAACTTTTTGTTCAGCCTTTGCTAACTTAAAGGCTTCGTCCTTATCATCTTCAAGAAACGTTTTGATAATCTTATTATCCTTGTCTCTAAGAGCGTAGTAATTAAAACCAAATTTAAAAGGGCAATGCCACATTGGGTTGCCGTCCTTCTTTAGCTGGCCCTTGTATTTCGCAAAGCCGCATGAGAGCTTTCCAGTAAAGGAGCCATCTGAGGGCATAGGCTTATCCGCAGCAAAATTTGAATAAGCATCTGCCTCGCTAAAGTTATCAACCACCTTTTGTACTTCTGTAAGATGGTTCTCAAAATCAGTAAGATCTTTTTTAGACAACGGGTCCATTCTCAGAAGGCCGCTTCCCTTGCCTTTATCCTTAAGAGAAAACTTTAAAAACAAGAATTCCATCGACACGTTGTGCTCTGGATCGAGTTTTTTTGTAGCAAGGGTATACATCAGATGCTGCAAGTTATCCTCTGCGTCCTTGCCCGCAAATACCGCCTTACTCGTTTTGTAATCACGGACAACAGAAGTAAAGTCTTCGTAAATAAACTGCCTATCGATAAAACCTTTGATTCTATAATTCTTTTTGCCCTTATTTACGGTGATGTCAAAATCTCTTTCTCCGATATCTTTAACAGGTTTTAGTTTAGAATCGCCCCAGAAGTCGTACTCTAATGCGGTCAGGGTCATCTGCTTGATCATCTCAATATTATCAGGATCTGATACGCGATGATCTCTAGCGTGTCTGAGCATCAACTTACGAACCGAAGGAATAACAAATACGTCTTTTTCTTTTAGAATAGTTTGGACGTAATGCTTTCTTTTCGCTTTTGCTAAAACGTCCAAAGTAAAGTGAACGACGTTGCCTCTATTAGCACCATCGTTACTCTTCTCTGGGAGCTTTAACACATAGCTGCACCAATAAGACCAGCTACATTTTTCTAGGGTCTTTATTCTGCTAGCAGAGAGGGCGGTATGTTTATTCTCAGACAAAATCTTCTGTAAGTTTAGAAGCTCTTTCGATAAGGGTATCTGAGAACTTATTTTCTACTGCGATTTTATGAATGCTTTCTGACTGTAGCTTGGCGTTCACACGCTTGTCAACCCACTGTGAGAAAAGACCAGATTCGCCTTCTGACTCGCAAGCATGCATGTCAAAAAAGTCATTTTTAATAGGGAGCCTAATCTCAAGTTTAACTGGATCAAAGATCGAGCATAGCTGAAGATAGCTTTTGCAGGCAGAAACTAGCCCGTGATTAATATCGCCTTCATGGTCATTATTTGAAGCGATAATGATTTTATCTGGATCAAGAGCAACTAGAGCAGAGCATATCTTAGATGAGATTCCAAGACCAAAGGTAACAATCGTGTTTTTGAAACCTCTTTCAAAGAGGGCCATGCTGTCACCAACGCTTTCTACAATAATAACGCTCTTTTCCTTTTCGATTCCTTCTCTGATCTCTTCACGCCCGTTTCTCTTGATGTAGAGAGGGTAGACCCAATCAGCACGTTTACCGATATGCTTCCATTTTGGATACTCTGAACTTTTATCCCAGAAGACTGCTCTTCCAGAAAAGCCGTGAATCTGCCCAAACTGATTATAGATCGGAAAAACTATACGGCGAAAAAGCTGTCCAGAGGTTGCATATCCGCACTTATAAAAATTTAACGTATCGTCGCTGATATACTTTTTCTGATAAAAAGAAAGCTCTGGCAAAAGATTGTTGAGTATGTCCTCTGGGTATATCTTTTCCATTTCGATCTTTTCCTTTATCTCGACATGAATAATATTCTGTGGATCAAATTTTACATATTTATTTACAATATGCGAGTCCTTGGTATCTAAAGTCAATTCGACGAGCCTTTGAAACGGATAGCTTTTTGAGCTTGTCTCGGCAAAGTCTGTCCATACTCCGCTATTTTTATAGATCTTTAAAGCCGTGGAGTTATCTCCACCGCGATAAATAGCTCTAGTTCTCCAATAGTTGCCATAATCTTTCAATTGATATCCCAAGGATTCAAGAGAAGATTTAAGAACAGTTGGGTCAATTGTTGAAGTCTGGGACATCATCCTGCTCATTTGCACGCTCCAGTGTTGTTCCTCCAGTATCCGCTTGATTTACAATATCTCTTAGGTCGCCTCGCTCCTTAATGTCGAAATTCTCAAATTGAAGATTAATGAAGTTCTTCTTCAAGGTTCCGTCTTGCATTCTGACAAGTTCGACAGCCCCCGCCACATCTGATCCAAGGAAGCGGTTCTTGACGAAGATTAGCTTGTGAGAACCAAACATAGCGCCTTCTTCCTGTCTCTCATCCGCAGTCTTAGGCCGTAGAATAGCCATATGCGAGCAATAATGCGTAATTCTATCCGACATTGAGACGATGCCCTCATCGTCATTGATCGCGTCAGAATTTCGGTTTGTAGTGATGCCGCTTCTATTGGACTGAATAGAGGTGAACATTGTGATCATTGGCTTTTGATCTTGGGTGATATCACGCTGAAGGGTTTTTTTAAACCTATTAAGCATATCGCCAATGACTTGCCATTCTGGCTTTCCGCCTTCCGCATCTGCGGAGGGTTTGATATAATCAAAACTAAAGATCAAGGGGTTGCCTCGGCCAATCTTTGAATAGTAAAAACGCTTAAGATTATTGATCATTTGATCGGTGGTCATCCCACCGACGTTATAATAATAGAACTTAAGATTCTTGATCTTATTCCAAGTCGAGCGGACCTTCTCAACTACATCTTCTCCAGCCTTGCGCCAAAGTCCAGTTTCAAGCAAGTGCATTGGAACATGACTAAGGGCGGCGCATTGACGCATAATAACCTCCTCCTTGCTCATTTCGCCATTGTCGAAATGCAAGACAGGAACATCGTATTGAGCCGAGACTTTTGTAGTGTAGTTTAGGGCAAGCAATGTTTTGCCTACGCCAGACCTAGCGACAATAACGGTAATATTGCCTGGTCGTAATAGAGAGCCATAGACCTTATTGACGGTTGCAAACGGACCCATGAATCCAAACTCAGTGATTGGATTGTTTCCGCGCTCCTCAACGACATTCTCCATCTCCTCAAAGATGTTGACAGGTTTTTCTTCATTGTTTTCGTAAATATTAATTATTTTATTAAAAGCTCCATCAGCTTCTTCAATAATCTTTTGATAAGAAGAGTCAGGAGCGATCTTCTTCATCTTGTCCGCAACATCCAAGGCTGACCTGTGGATTGTGCGGCGAATAGAGTATTTTTTAATCTCTTTCGCCGCAGAAACTGCGGTGGATTTGTTGGTCTTTCTGATCGCCAAAGACCTAAGATAATCAAAGATATCAATGTTATCCTTAAAGGAAATTCCAATTTCTTTAATTCTTTGAGCTATGATGATCTCATCTACCTTTTCATTAGACTCTATGCATTTCCTAATGATGTGGTAGATGGTCTTGTGAACCACCGTATCATCAGAATGGAAATCCACCTCCGAAACGAAGTCGCAGATTTCAGCATAGGCGTCTGGATGCTGGATAAGACCAGCCAAGAACTGCCGTTCTACTTCTAGTGAGTAAAGCATTATTCTTCCCCGCTTGTGTCGAGCTTGTCTTCTTCTTGGTCAAGCCACTTGTCAAGGGCTTTTTGCATTCCAAGAGATGTGACAATTGAATCGTAGCGTGAATAAATTTGAGGAACGCCTTTTGGAGAAAGGACACAAAGGATAACGCCCTTGTGGCTTTCAGCGTTTCCAGAAAGCTCGTAGATTTGTTCTACGAGTTCTGTAGGAAAAAGAAAGTCTTTCTCCTCTTGTGGTTGCTCTCTATTAGATTTTTTCATCAGAGTATGATGCCTTGCTTTTCGAACGTTTCTTTACAGATGAGATCAGTCTCATATATCTCTACCAGAGTAATGCCGTTTGTCAAGCAAAACTCCAGCTTTAAGTCGTCCCTTTTTAGCTGAGAAAGCCAATTCCTGCGGTCATTGGAGTGGAAGTAAGGATTGTAGGTCTGGTGCTGCCTGCCTTGAACTTCTACGGCAATCTTTTTATTTGCATTATAAATGTCTAATGACAGCCTCGTACCAACGATCCTAAGCTCTTCAAACACAATGTCACGATTCCAATAAGGATACAGGAATTGTTTTACAGTTCTCTGTATATTGCTCTTGGATTTAGCCTCCCAGTTTATTGCATAGTTTTTTGCGTTTCTGAGAAAACGTTCTTTACCGTTAAGCGTTTTGAATTTCATCTTTGCCAACGATCATATCCACAAAGTATTTGTGAAGAGTTTTTGTGAGCTTTTCGTCGCTTTCGATGAATTGAAAAAGAGAGTTTTCTCCTTGAAACTTCTCTGGAAGTTCAGTTGCACAACCTTTGGCAAGCTCTCTGAGTTCATCAGATGTATAATACCAAGCACCAGAACGAGAGACAAGCTCCCAAGTCATTAGCATATCAACGATCTCCTTTTCAAGCCAAACGGATCGACCATCTTTTCTCCCGTATTTGATAGGATAAGAAACACGATTCTTGCTCTTTTCGTTTGGACTCTTTTTGATATAAATCTTGCAGTAGTGACCAATGATTGGATTTTTAACTGCGTCTGCTTTTTTAATTGCAGGATCTTTTAGAATGATGTCTCCTTCAAATCGAGGCTCAAACTCAAAGATAAAGTTAGCGAAGTGCAGCAGGGCGTTACCGCCAGTTGCAGAAGTTTGACGAATTGGCGCAGAGCTATAGGGGTCAAGCTTGATATCGCTTCTTACTTGAGAGATAAATATTGCCATATGACCCCTCTTTGTAAGGGCAATAGAGATCTTTTTCATAAGATTGGCGGCAATGACTGCTCCACCAGCAACCTTAGTTGATTCCTCAAAAGTCTTATCTAGATCGTTTTTGGCGATAAGCCCATCTACAGAATCAATAATAAACATGTACTTGTTCTTTTCCTCGTTGTACATGATCAGCTTTCGCATCGCATCTACTACAGTCTCATAGATATTAGACTCAAAAACGAAGCAAGTTCCAGCCTCCCATTCATCAGCGTCAAACACGAACTTTACACCAGAGCGGGTTCTCATCTCGTCTGACAGTCGCCCTTCGGCTTTAATATAAAAGCCTTTTGAATTTGGCACTGTATTGAGGAAGTTCTTCATTACCTCTAGAGAGGCAGATGTCTTACCGCCTTCAGTAAAACCTACGAATCTATGCAAACCCGGTCCGAGACCGCCGCCAGTTTGCATGTCCATATTCAAAGAGCCCGTGGAAACTCGATAGTTTACAGCCTCTTCAAAATTATAATGATCTTCCTTCTTTTCCTTTAGAAAGGAGCCAAGAACACTCTTGGATGATACGGCATCTTGCTTTTCTTCTTCTTTTGGTTTGCGGCTCATGTTAAAAATTCTTTGATTGTTTTCTTACGGGATACTTTTGAGTCCTTGCCAATCTTTTCATCGTTGGCTAAGTCTTCTTTATGAAGGCGATTATAGTAATACTCCTTGAACTCGATTTCAAGCAGTTTAAGCTTCCAAGGGGCGAAATAAAACGCAACCGTTGGAACCTTTGATTCGACTTTTAACTGATTTAAAAAGTCAATACCAAAACGCTTTTCCAGCTTCTTGAGCAAGACCATCTCCTTTTGCCAAAAGGCTTTTGGAGCCTGATCTGGAACATCCACTAGATTTTTAATAATCTTGTGTCGATTGATTTTTTCTTTCACAAACTACTCCTAGCAAATCAGGCTACCCTTGTCAAGAGATTACGACTTATTTGCTGCTGCGGCAGAACCGAAATAAAATCCAGTAATTGCGATTAGGCACTGCCTTATCTCAGTAGTAATCAAATTACCAGAAATTTCAACGAAAGCAGTTTTAGTTTTATCGGCAAGTAGACCAAACATTCCGCCGCCATCTTGATAACTCACCTCTAAGTAAGTTGGGATTCCGAGTATCGCCATCACAAATGGTGATATTACGATAGAGAATATAACGGACATTACGATCATCCGTCTGATTACCTTGCCAAAGTCAGCATCTCTATTTGCCGCTTTGTCAGCAGATTCGTCCTGCTTATCAATCGCGCTCATCATGCGATCAAAGCGATTCTTACTTTCCTCTGCTTTTAATGCAATAATTCTAAATATAAAGCCTGTTATGGCCCCGCCAAACAGGCTGATTAATTCGGGAGTTATCACATAATAGTTTACACTATTATGATCAAGCTAGACCAAAAGCCTTGATTGTAAGTGGAAACTTATTGGTCTCAGCCACAAGTCTCAACATCTCAGCGGCAAGCTCTCGGATCTCTTTCTGGGCATCTGGCTTATTTCTAAGATTTAGAAAGTGATAGAAAGAACGCCAGTTAAACATCACATCAGCAGTGATTTGTGTGTTG